TCTGGTGCTTGGAATTGAATTTTACCTATTATGTCGTCAGCAGCAATATCTACTTCGCCTGTCTGAATTGTTAATAGGAAAGGATTAGATGCCCCTGTAGCAATAGACTTAAAGAATAAACCATCATCAGGATCATGAGTAATTGTTACATCGTTGTTTGCACCAAAGGTTATTACAGCACCGTCAGATACAAGATTGAGATCATCAGTAATAGTAACGTCTGAGCTAAATATAGGAGTAGCTGTAAAGGTTGCTACACCTGTCTGTGTAAGAGTACCTGAGACTTCTAGGTCTGTACCTACAAATAACTTTTTAGCTATACCAACACCGCCGTCAACAATTAAGGCACCTGAAGTTGAGCTACTTGAGTCAGTAGCAAGGTTTAGGTTAACAACGCCGCTTGTATCAAGAGTTGTTACAGACGCAGTAGCAGCAGCGCCAGATCCAAGAATACCGTCTAGTGTACCTGTAAACCCAGTAGCTGTTATTTGACCCGATGCATCTAAGTCTGTACCAACAAACAATTTCTTGGCTATGCCAACGCCACCGTCTACAATTAAAGCACCTGAAGTTGAGCTAGTTGAGTCAGTAGCCAGATTTAAGTTAACAACACCACTTGCATCAAGAGTTGTTACAGTTGCAGCGGCAGCGGCACCAGACCCAAGAATACCGTCTAATGTACCAGTAAATCCAGTGGCTGTTATCTGGTCAGTTGCAGTAATACCATCAACAAACAAGTTAGCCCAACGAACACTGGTTGTACCAAGATCGTCAGTGCTGTCTGTATCTGAAACAATGTTTGAACCACTTGTGATTCCACCTGTTGCTACCTGTGTAGCTGTAGTAGTTAAGACGCCAGTTACACCTAGCGTACCTGCCACCGTAGCGTTTTCATCCACATCAAGAGTATCAATGTGTGCAGTACCATTTATGAATATGTCACGCCACTCTTGACCAGACGAACCTAAGTCAAACGAACCACCAACACCATTAGGAATAATGCTAGAGTTTACATCTGCACCAAAGACAACGTTGTCACTTGCTGCGTCACCTAGTGTAAGTGTACCGCCATTAAACGTTGTAGTACCAGTTACTGTAGCATCGCCTGTTACTGTAAGATTACCACCTACAGCTAAGTTACCTGAGATGTCTGCAGCACCGTCCATATTAATAGTAGTAGATACAAGGTGTATTTCTGTAGCTGCTACAAGATCAATATTTCCAGCACTAGCAGAATGAATGTAGTTAGAAGTATTAGTAAACTGTATCTTCTCAGTGGTAGCCATAAGTATGTCATCAGAAAACTCAAAGTAGTCTTCATCTTCCATCCACTTTAGTGTACCGTCATTACTACCACCATTGAAAACAATAGATACGTCACCTGCATTTGTACCAACAGTAAGAGTATCTGTTGCAGCTAGAGTAATAGGACCACCTTCTCCAGCAGTACCATCGTGTGTGTGTCCAGTACTAGAAGCAAATGCAGCTAGAAGTTGATCGTACTCATTGTTAAACAGATCGGCGGTAATAGTGTCGCCATCAGTAAATGAGGATTGTCTTGTGTATGTAGAACCCATCTAACGTCTTGCTCCTAATTGATATTCTAACTGAAACCCTTTAAGTGAATATGGTGCAGTTTCTCCACCATCATTTATTTTTAATGCAACAGAAAAACCTGAACCTTCTACTGCCTGTCTTACTAATGGTTGAGAAGGTCCGCCAAAAACAAATCTAACTGATCCATCTGCTGCACTAAACGTAGCTGTACCAAATTGAGAAGCAACATCAGTAGAATCTAAAGGGTAAGGATCAGGTCTACTTGAGTTAGAGTCTTCATTATCATACCTAATTAATAGGTCTGCATCTATAGCAGACTCAGGTTTATAATTAATAATAACCCTCTGCATATGTTTGCGGATACCTGAGTCACCAAAACTCAAGTCAGGGCTTCTGTATCTTCCTAGTATAGGAGTACCATCAAAAGTATTACCTATTTCTTGTCTGTGTATAAAGCCTCTAAAGTCTCCATGTAAAACAATAACGTTACCTTCTTCAACAAAACTATCAGTAGCTGAAGGTTTTATTCCCCGTAGTTCTGAAAACTCATACTTATCAGCTCTCATAACACAGGTAACACCCCTGGTAATATTATCAGCTTGTCCTGCTTTAGTAAAAAATAATCTATACTGTGTCTTATCTTGAAGGACAACACTTTCAAAGAAATCAGAATCTCTAATATTTTTATCAAATATAGATTGTACATTCCTGCTTATTGTACCAAGCTCTGTGTCACCAATTCGTGCAGTAGCAGCAACAGTACGTAAACCATCAGGACCAAGGAACACTAAGTCTCCACCAAATTCCTGTATAGTATCTCCGTTAATACAACCAATGTTTCTTGTAACTGGTTGTATTGCAAAGTCACTTAGTGTAGAGCCTGTAAGTTTAAATATTCTGTTTGTACAAAAAATAAATAAACTATCACGGAATACTTTTAATCCCACAATGTCATCGTCTACTTTGATGCTACCTGCACCATCGCCAGTTTGAAACCCATCTTCATCAAAGGGTTCACTAAAAACTAACTCTGCTGGAGTAGTAGACTTACCTGCATAAAACATATGAGACTTATAAGCAGCTATAAACTTAGAGCCTGCTACTGTTGAATCACTAACATCTGTAGCAGAACCTGCTGCATTAAATACTGTAGGTGCATTTGTTTCGTCTACAACAATAAGTTTCTCGTTACCGTCAAAGTTAAAACGTTCGTAACGATACTTTACAGCACTAGTTCTACCTGTATCTATTGTTGTCCAGTTTAAGGATACAATATCTCTAAGCGCATGGGCAGCTGCTGTAGTACTAGAGGTAGCTCTTGTTACACCTGTAAGAGTATTACCAGTTAGACCAGTGTAAGTAAAAATTTCATTACTAATTTGTACAGTTCCACTAGAAGTAAATCCTGCAGAAGAACTTAATAAGATTTCTCCTGAGCCTGACATAGAAGCATTAGAAAGTATTTTAGCAGCAAGCTCATTAGAAGCTGACATGAATACTTTTTCACCCCTAGCTGCAAAAACTTTATTAGCAAATGTAGTAACTAAAAGTATTTTTTCAGAAGCAGAAGAAGTTTGAGGTACAATTTGATATACATATTTAGAGTGACCACTTATACGCCTGTACCCACCTTGGATGTCAGGCTCAAAGTTTTCTAGTTCTAAAGCTTCACCAGGTTGCATAAGAAAAGTAGAACGGTTTAAAACTAAACCACCTTCACAGTTAAATGGTGTTAATTCTGTTTGAGAACTATCAGCCATTAAGAGATGACCCCTGACATAAAGTTAGCAGAACCTCTAGGTGTTATAAGAACCGTAGACCTTACATACTCATACTTATTGATAAGCAAGCTTTGCATATTCTTAATGCCTTGCTCAAACCTACCAAAGTTTAATTGATATTGTTGCATCTCACCACGATACTGATAAACAAAAGCTGTAGCACCATCTACAATTACAGGTGAAAATCTATCGGGTATAGTTGTAGTATCTCCTTGCGCAGATAAATCATCTGGAAAGGTAAAATAATCAAATGCTAATGTATATTGTTTATCTGGATAAGGGTACAGTAGATAATTATTATCTGGGGTACGAACTATATTTCTAGGTACACCACCATTATCAAACTGTGTTACAGCTACACCACTACTATATGCTGCTGCTGTTGTACTATTTGCACCTCTTGTGCAACCTGTAATATCATTACCTAATATTCCAGTGTATGTAATTTGTTCACCGCCAATATAAACAGTACCTGTTGCTGACAGACCTGTAGTTGAAGCTAGTGTTAAAGTTGTTACAGAATTTGAATGTGAGCCATTAAGAGTTGTAGCAACTACTTCATCTTCTTGATTAGCATATCCTTTTTCAATATACTCATTATAATTAAGGACTGTTAAACCATTGCCTGAAGCATTAAGTGTAGTATCTCTTTTAATCCTAGAAGTATTATAATCTATTGATTTAGTATTTGTTGGTACGGTATAGTTACATTGCCCCGGAACTAAACTAGAAATATTAGCAGCATGATTAAAAGAATAACCAAATTCTCTTTGATTAATATATCTAATAGATTCATTAACAGCATTTTGACATTGTACCTGTACACCTCTAGCATCTGTAAAACTAGAAGCAGTAAGTAATACTTCATTCATACGAGTAATAACATCGTTAGTTAATGAAAGATATGTAAGTGCCATTATGTTCCCTTAAAATACACCAAAGGGGCCAGCATAAAGCCAGCCCCTAAGTTTAATATTATGTTACAGCAAATCACGCTGGGCTGAAGAAGCCTCAGTCATTGCAGCCGAAACATCTGCAATTACTGCATAGACAC